CCAAATCTGTTAAAGGATATCCTGACACGTTTGCAACAGCGTTTCTTGAAAGGGTATTTGCTGCTCTGACTACTTGTAAGTTATTACCATAAGATAAAAAATTTGCAGCAGTAAAGAATGATGTAGCAGTGGTATCATTTGGTTTGCCAAACAACTCAACTAAACGATTTTCAGATTCAACAGTAGTAACTTTTTCTACAGGGCCCCATTGAAATGCGCCAGCAAATGCGCCAGCAGAAGTAGAAACTGCAGGAACGATATTAGTCAGATCCTTTTCAGTAACTAGTACTCCTGGTGAAAGCTGAAATGCCATGTTATTCTCCTTATTTTATAGAATTTCCATTCTAATTTACTATTTATTTATATTCAATGACATCTAGACACGTTCAAGCTGTTTTTGTCTAATTTTTTCCATAAGCACTTGAGGATCTTCTCTAAACCAAATATCAGAATCTATAACTTCAGTCTGTATTTCTGGAGTTAAACCATCATCTATCAACCCAAATGGTGTAAGTTCTTCCTCAATAATTTTAGCTTGGTCTTCGAATAATACTTTTCGTAAATTACTATCTGTCAATTCCTTGAAGAAAGGATCGTTTGCTGCCCAACCTAATAATACCAATGTCATTACTAAATCATCATGATAACCCTCATCTGCCTTATGTGTTCCTCGTACTTCAATGAAAGTAGAAATCTCAGAAATAATTTCTGCATCATGTATTAGTAACTTATTATTTTCAACCAACCCTTTAAATGCTGTACAACCAAGACGCTTAACTAACTTGGTAGTTCTAACACCTAATGTTGCTCCTTGTGTATAACCAGAAGACAAATACTGCCCTGATCTTGAATGTGCTCCAACAAAGAACATATTTTCATATTCAAGATCCATGTACAGGGAATCGGCTACTTGCTGTCCATTATCATTAATTTCAACAAGTACATATGCCTTATTAAAATCCTTAGCTACCTTATGAATTATGTCTGGGTATAATAACGGACTTACTTTATTATTTCTATATTTTGCTACAACTGTATAGGGATACTTAGATATATCTGTAACAGTAAAAGCGCAATAGTCTCCACCAACCCCTCGAGATGTATCAGCTATTAATGCATATACATGTCCTTTTTGTGGTTCTTCTAAAACATCTAATCCATCTTTGCTGTATATAGGTGTTTTGGCAGACATTCTACCAATAACATCTGGATTAATTAAAGTGTTAGATGATCCAAGAAACTTACATAATACTTCCTGATTAAACTTAAGTTCACCGAGCATTGCTTTTTGCTCTGCTGCCCATTCCTCAGTTCTACCAGGTATTTTCCAATATGGAATAAACAATGGAATAAAACCATTAAGTTTCTGTTCTGCTTCATTCCAGAACTTCCAGAAATGATTATAACCTAGTGGAGTAGAGGTAAGAAGTATTTTTGTAGTTTCACCGGAGGAAATTGTTGGATATACTGAAGTAAAAAATTCATCAGCAACCGTATTTGGAATAATTGCTGCTTCGTCAATGTATAACCAGTTTACAGATTTTCCTCGAATACCAGAAGCACTTGTTGCTGCTGTAAATATTCTACAACCATTTTCTAATTCAATATCACCTTTGTTCCATGTCTTTACACCTTGCTGCATCCATATAGGCAGAAGTTCGTACATTATCTGATAACGATAAAGTACTTCTCGAGCAGCAGAGGATTTATTAGCTAGAATTGCAACTGTTTTATTTGATTGAAACAATGTATACCATAATATACAAGCAGCGGCAGTAATTGTTTTCCCCTGCTGCCTGCCTTCCATTAATATAACTTTACGATTATTAAGTATAACATCTACTTTTTCTTTTTGACAATCGTATAATTTAAATGGAACAATACCTTTATCAAGTGATATAATTCTACAATAAGTTTCAATAAAATAAATTGGGTCCTGACCACAAAGCATTAACTCCCTCACCTGTTCTACAGTGAAGGTGTGTTGGTAATCTATCGGTTTAAGATTTGGATTACCATTGTATGAATGATCTTCATTGCTCAATTACTTTACCGTCGTCTTTCTTGTTCAACATCTTTAAAAGATCTTCTGTTGAACCTGCAAATACTACATTATTCTGAGTACCAATTTGAGGATTGGCTGATTCCTTACCCTTAATATCTTTAACTTGTTTATGAATATTAAGTAAATCTTTAGCTGTGTCAGCCATTGTTTTAATCAATTGCCCTGTAACTTCATATGCTCTCGGATGTTCTGAATTTCGAGCAAAATTAATCATGTCATCAAGAGTTCCTTCACCTTTAATAATTAAATTACGAAGTGTTTGTCTTGCTAGATCATAATCATTCTCTTGATCATGCTCACTACTTTTAGATAAAGAAATAGGTAATTTTTCTTCATTAACACTTTTATCTAAATTGAATATAGAATTCAATTGATCTATATCTTTCATCAAAAATCCTCAAATGTTTCAGTGTAATCTATTGTGTCTCCTGGTTTTGCGGTAGTTGGATAAACACTGACTGTATAACCTGTTTGCTGGTTAGTTAATTCTTCATTAGAATACGTATTGGCAACTGCGGTACGAATAATACCTTGACGGTCTACAGGGCCATAAAAATTTAATTTTAATGTAAAATTTAATGTCCATATAATCATTCTTCTAGACATAAAATCATTTTCATAATCATCTTCATAATTTATGCCATCTAATATAATAGGTAGATCATTTTTAATATTTAGGTCGGGGACAGCTTTTAACGTTAAATTAAAATCTGGATTAAAATATGGAAGTATTTGTTCAACAATTTGTAATGCATCGTGTTGATTTCTTGAGTATAAATACAATGATATTCCCATATTATATGGAGCAGGTGCAAACTGTTTAGTTTGCGTTACTGTAGAAGTATTATTTACTCTATTAGCTTGTGTAGGAGCAATCTTTCTACTAGGGTCATATTGTATAGATGTCATTTCAAAAGACATTCTAGGCAAAACAACTTCAGTTCTAACTTCAGTATCTGGATTAGGAAGTTGTTTTATTCTTGCCAAGAATTTTTGAGTAGGAGCATAAGACAAAGGAACCTTCAGAGTTTGGATAACATCTGAATTTTCGTCTTTTCTGTCTATATGGATATTATTAAAGGTATTACCAAAAGCAACTATTGCTTTTCTGATAGTACCCCAATAGAATTTACTGTTTAACATTATCTATTAAATACCTCACCAAAAGGATTTCTTTCTGTAAAATCAAGTATATCTTCTATACCTGTATCAAAGTATTCATTATCTGCAATTTTATCTACTGTTGTAATGGTATAATCTTCTAAAATAACTTTAGATTCAACATCTAATTCAAGTAACATTCTATAATTATTAAATCCTGCTCCTTCTAATAACAATTCAAAGTTTTGAATATCTTGACCAATTTCAGCAGTAAGATTATCAATTTCTTCTATACCTGTATCAAATCTTTCTGAGCTGTACTGCATTAGTTCACAATACAATTTATAAACGTATAATTGACCTACTTGAAAAAAAGGATCTCTTGCTTCTACTTTCTTTATTTCAAATAATGATTTCGTTAAAGGAAAATAAATTATATCACCTTCAGCTGGTCTATTTGTCAAAACAGTATCACCAAATTGAGCTATAGTTTCATCCCATCTTCTTCTGGATACTATAAATGTTGCTGTGTCTCTTATTTCCAAACCAAATTTGGTAAGTAGTTCACCGTCACCTCCAAACCCATCAACATTTTCCAAATACATTTCCAAAGGCTGAGCATAGGTGTAACTATTAAGAACATCTTCGTTCAAAATTAAATCTTCATTCTCTTCTTTGCGAGGAATATAATACGTATCGAAACCATAAATTTTTAGGCATTCGATAATAAGGTCTTCCATAAGCAGACTTTCTGAACGTCTGCCCATTGGAATGCCTGATTGGAAATAAAAATTGGTAGGCATGACCTAAATCTATAGACTTTCTATTGACATGGTGGTACTATTTGCTATGAGCCTAGATGATAAGACTCATTAACCTGTAATAAATTCCGGAGGTATTTCATATTTACTTTGCATTTCACTCTCAAGATTAGTTATTTCATCTATTGCTTCTTGATATATTACTACTCCATTTAATGTTACACCACCAGGTAATTGAACACCGGCAAATTTTTTCAAGTTCTCACCCCATTGTCTTTTAAGTAAAGCTGTAGCATATCTTTTAAGAAACATATCATTATATACATCTGTAAATGTATCTGGGTCTAATATCCGATAACATTCTACAATCATATAATCACCTACAACACCATCTGCTTCCCAATCCATATCCACATATAATCTATTCATATGCCTATTAAATCTAATAGGTTTTTGACCTACTAGTAATTGGTTTATTAATTCAAGTTGAGTTTTAACTTGGCTATAATAAATTAAATCAGTTGACATTAAACTATAAAGATCATTGATAAGAATTTGATAACGAATATCAAACATATTCATACCATTTGATCTATTAGAAAATGGAAAAACTCTAGTTACTCCAATAACAGAATCTGAAATGTCAAAATAATTATTATCTATTACACCTAGAGAAACAGGGTTTGAAGCAGCTAGTGCTCCCGAAATTCCTGAAGAATTCCCTGTTACCGTTTCGCCCGCAGTAAAAGTACCAGATAAAACATCGATCTTTACAGATGTAGATGATGTTTTAGAAATAACTTTTGCTGTAGCTCCAGATGATTGCCCAGTTAGAGTTTCCCCAATTGTAAATAACAGACCTACTAATGACGATAATGTCATTGTTGATGCGGTTATTTCTGCCTTAACATATGTTAATTCTGTACCATCAAAATGATATTCGCGCCAAAATTGCAGTGCATCATCAATGCGATCTTCTATTTGATCGTCATCTAAATTTATTTCTATAACAGGATGCCCTAGGCGTCTGAGACAATAATCAATTAGATTCTGTCTGCTTGCTGGTGCTGTCATTTAATTCCTTTTCCAGTGCCAAAATTTTATCATTAGCAAATTTTAATTGTGTTTCTAAAACTATATTTTGAGTATTTAACACATTTAATTTTTGTACAGTTTTATCTAATACTGCAGTTAAAAATTTTTCATTATCTAAACCATTCATATTAGTACGTTCCTCCATCCAGGTGACCAAACACTGGTATACCTGTTGTACTTAATTGTAAAACTTGTCCTGATGTACCTGTAGCAAACCCAAAAGATGAGGTTGTATTTGGAAACATAATACTATTGGCAGTAAGTGTTCCTCTACCTATACCACCATCTGTAACTGCAATAGGATTTAATAATCCTGAAACATTACCACCAGTTAAATGGGATACTAAAGTTGCTATAGCATAACCGGCACCACCTGTATTAACAACATTAGGTACACTATCAGGATCGCCTTGTAAATCTTGGAATAATTTAAATTTGCCAGAATCTGATGCATCTCTAAACAAACCAGCGTATTTTGTACCACCTGAAGTATAAACACCAAAGAAACCTAAATCTAACGAATCGGCAGGGTTGGCATTTCCTAATTTAAGTAATGGATCTTCTACTACTGCAACTGCAGTATTTAAAGTAGTCACTACCCCTTGTACAACTAAATTACCACTAACAGTTAAATCATTTCCAATAGTTACGTTATCTGGTAATCCAAATTGTACTTGATTATTAGTTACAGCAGTTTCTATTTCATTTGCCGTTCCAGCAAATGTTAATGTATCAGTCAATAAACTGACTGTGTCTGTGCCAGTACCACCTGCAATACTTAAAGAAGTAGCTATACTAGAATTTGATGCCGTAGTAATTCTACCAAATTGATCTACAGTAATAACAGGTATGGTCGCACCACCACCATACGTATTAGCAGTTACGCCTGTAGGTGAAAGTGTAATATTACCTGTTGTGGTATTATATGATATACCATTGCCGCTAGTTAAGGTAGATCTTACTCTAGCATTGGTATAATAAAGATTTGTTCCCTCAGTAATATTAGTAGTTACGAGGTTAACATTTGAAGCAGTAGTTATTCTTCCATATTGATCTACAGTAATAGATGGTAAACTTGAAACATTACCATAAACACCTGCAGTGACACCAGAAGTACCTAATGCCAAAGTTACATTAGCAGTTTCTCCACCCTGACCTGATGCAACAAGTCCAACACCTGCCAACACATTATTTACATAATCACCAGTAGTGTCTGCACCTAAAGTAACAGAATTATTAATTACTGTGGCAGTTAATGTTACATTAGATGAACCATCAATAGCTACATTACCACTTAAATCTCCTCCTAGAAAAATGTATCTAGGCGTGGACCAAGAGTTTGCTGTAGTAGCATTTGAAACTGTTAAGTTAACAGCACCATTTGCATCTCGTCTAACTAATGTATTTGGAACACTTGAGGATGTGGCTGATTCAATAATAGATGTGTAGTACTTACCACCTATTCTATGAATAACATTTGATCCAGATTCAACCGATTCAATGTATAATATGGCATTAGCACCATTATTACTACCGTCTTGACTATATGCTAATTCCCCATTTTCTAAAATACCATCAATAGGGGCAGCAGCACCTGTCGATCTTTTTATCTGAATAATTGTTGACATTTAGAACCTTCTGTAATTATTTTTAATAAGTTCCACCGTCAATAGCATCCACAGTACCTACTGTGATTTGTTGGCTAATCCATTTATTTGTTACTGTATCATAAACTAAAGTGTATCCATCTTGTAGATCTGTGGTGTCTACATTCTTTAAAGAATTTAGAGTAATAGCATCTCCGGTATTTTTTCGTACTACTATGCCTGCTTGATTTTTAGTGCCTTGGTTTACTACTATTGCTCTATTAGTCATCTAGTTACCTCTGGCATTACGGTTATTATACCTTCTATAACTCTTAATACTGATGCAGCATTAACTACTTCAAGATCATAAACATATCTACCTGCCTTAATATTAGCAGTGGTATTAGCAGTTAGTGATAATGTTATTTCACCATTGGAAGCATCAGATATGTTAGAACTTATTGTTGTTGCTGAGGTAGAATAATAAGATTTTCTAAGCTGGGATCTAGATGTCCAACCTGTTAAATCTTTAGGTATACCTGCTTCTTGATTGAAATAAACGGTTACGGAAAAATCCGCTCCCTGGTCTAATACTAGATTAGAAACAACTGCCATTAGTGATCTCCATAATCTAATATTTATAAATTAAGAATTATCTAAAAGCTGGTCCAGCAGACCATATTACTATTGTTTTTCTAGTTCCTCTAGTAACAGGATTAACCTTATGTTGAACATATGAAGGAAATCCCGCAATTAATCCTTTTTCTTTATATACTGTTTCTTCAGTACTTGATTGTCTAATCATTAATTCTCCACCATCATAATCATCTGGCGAACTAAGTTGTAATACTATACTTAATTTTCTTGGAAGGTCTACCTTAGGGCTTGAATCGGTATGCCAATCATAATGTCCAGATTCATTATCATTATATACTGTGTATTGAAAATCTTCTACAAATCCATATAAATCAAAATTGTAAAATTTTGAATTAAGCTCTCGTGTTATCCAAGCTAACCTACTATAAAACCAAAATGTATCTTCATTATTTTTTATCCAACCAACTTTAGATCTTCTAATACCCGGATTCACTGAATAGATATTATTACCACCAACCTCAGCATCTTCTAAAATTAAATTTGTATCACAATAATTAACTATTTGATCTATCTCTTCATTAGTAAATCCATTTTGCCAAGTTACAAATGATGTGTAACAATCATAATACGGTCTATTAGGTAAAAATTGAAATACTGACATTAAATTAACTCTATCCAACCCGTCATGATATATTTAGTTCCCCTTAGAGGCGGGTTTCCTCTGTGGGTATGAGTAAATGAGGATGGAAAGATTACTAGTGTTCCTTCTTTAGGCGGAATTCTTATACTTTGATGTAGGAATTCTGTCTCACCTCCTGATGGTACATCATTAAGATATAATATATAAACACCTATTCTTCTACTAAATTCTATATTACCATTCTCACAATGCCAAACATGGTATCCTCCAGATGGTATTGTTTTTTGTATTTTATAACTTAATATTGAATGTTTAGAAAAACTAGATAAAGTGTCAAAATCTTTTAAATACTGAGGATAGCACACGTTCCAAAAACTATTATTAAATTCATTTATATAACCAGTTAAATTATGAAACGTAAAATCTATTTCCCAAAAATTAATTGGATTTAATGATACTGAAACATCTTCTTTTGAATTGTTGCCGTCTGGTCTTTCCCAAGTTTTATTATTTTGCGAACACCATTCAAAATAATCTATGATTCCTTTACAAAATTCTCTACTTACAGCTTGATCATATACTCTAATAAAACTTTCAAATTCACATGGATTACTCATATATCTCCTTATAAATCAAATTTATCAAGATTATCTAACATTAATCGTTGACGTTTCCATCTAAGTAGTGGAGCTGCTCTTTCTATTGAATATGCTAAATTAACTTCAAAAGGCACATCGTCTTGATTTTGGTATACTTGGTTACCATTTTGATCGAGTATTTCATAAAAAGGTTTTTCATATACATATGAATTATATGAAATAGGAATTAATTCTGGGTCATTAGGAATATATTCTACCACAAAGGTACCTTCCTCAATATTGATAGATTTGACTTTATGCGTAAATGATAAATCCATTATTGTCTACTCCAAGAAATAGATAAGCTTCCTGTAGATGGTGCTACAGAATAAGAATAATTTGTTCTATAATTTAATTTTTGTGAATTATAAGTTGCAGTAGAAGCTGATCCGCCAGGCCCCCCAGGGGTTGCTCCGGAACCATTCACACCGTTTGAATATCCGGGACCGCCGTAATTTCCTGCTGATCCTCCTGTAGCACCGAATCCTTCAGATCCTGCTGAACCAGGAGAGCCATCTTTTCCAGGCCAAGTAGCTGGAGGAGTAGTATTGCAGGCTCCATTGTTTCCAGGAGTTCCTCCTGATCCTGTTCTTCCTGGCCAATCATTAGGGGCTGATGTAGCCCCACTGCCCGCTGCTCCTGTGTTGCCGGGATTACCTGAAATAGTATATGCAGTACCAAAGATGTCTGCTTCTCCTGCAGCATTTCCGCCTGATCCTCCGCCCCCTGCTACCCAATATCCAGGACTCCCTGGGAATAAATGAGTAAATTTAGGATCACTTGATGTTCCAAAAGCATTCCCCACTATACCACCTCCACAACCACCTAATCCACCAGAACCAGGATTGCCATAATTAAAAAATCCAGCAGCATAAGAAAAAGCATTAGTATCTGTATAATAATTTCCACAACCAACATTGGCAGTGGAAGGAACCCCTGCATTTCCTCCTGCTCTACCAGGTATATTAGTTACTCCAGCATTTCCCCCTAAACCTTGCGTTCCAGAAGATGGGGCTTGACTATTACTTGTCCAAGCTCCAGCTCCTACCCCACCTGTAGCGCCTCCTCCTCCTGTGGCACACCCCGTAAAATTTGCAGCATTACCTTGACCCCCTGGGCTACCTGTGTTACCAGCCAATCCTCCAGGACCCGCTGAACCGTTATTTCCACTTGATCCATTATTACCAGGTTCTCCTAAACCCCCAGGCCCACCAACTCCGCAATTACCAGGAGAACCTGAAGAACCTGGGTTTCCAGCCGCACCTCCTCCTCCTGCGTTGCCTGCGTATCCATCATTGCCCTTTTGTCCTGCGTTGCCAGCGCTTCCTGCATTACCTGCATTTCCTCCCGGACCAGAAAAATTAGCAAAAGTCGAAGCAGTGCCAGCACTTCCTGCACTCCCTGAACTTCCTAATCTACCTGGCCAATCGTTTGGAGCATACATATCCGGATTAGCATTACCCGGATCTCCTGGAGATCCAGCACCTCCCGCACCTCCAGGACCACCTGGTGTCCCGGGATTAGCAGTTCCTGGTGAGCCAGATGCACCTGGATTACCAGCATTGCCCGCGGAACCTCCAGTTGCCCCAGATCCAGCTGAACCTGCAGTACCATTGGCACCAGCAGTTCCTGCTCCTCCAGGGCTTCCTGCTGGAGTAGTTACATTTGTTAAAGACGTACTACCTCCTGTACCAGATCCTCCAATGCCCTGCCCACCTGATCCTTGTGCTCCTCCGGGCGCAGAATTCCCAGCAATACCTGCTAGTCCATCAGTGCCTGTTCTAGCGACTCTGTAATCATTAAAATTACTTGTCCAACCTCCGCCGCCAGCTCCTCCTCCACCTCCACCTATATTATTGAAAGTGTGAGTACACGATCCTGCCGCACCTCCTGCGCCTCCCGCACCATTAGTACCATCATTGCCTTTGTTACCAGGATTCCCCGCATTTCCTCCTGCACCTCCGGTACCGTTTGTTCCTGGACTTCCTTGTGATCCCGGATTACCTGCGTTACCAGCATTACCAGCAGAGCCATTATATCCGGGACTCCCTGGATTACCACAATTACCTGCATTTCCTCCAGGCCCAGCTACACCATTTGACCCAGCATTACCGGGATTACCAGGTGTGCCAAGTAGACAAACATTAACCAATCTAACACCGAAAGGTAATGATATTGACCCACTTGTTCCAGCGGATCTTGTCAATGAACCTGCATTAACTATAGTTCGTTTTAATGCAAATCCTGCCATTTAATTAACCGTTAGTGATTGCTTGTAAGATTGAATCTTTACCCACTCTTATTACTTGTTGATTCCCACCATCAATTGCAGTCATAACAATGTCTTTGAGAGGGCAACTAATAACTATATTATTATCGGAAAGATATTTGACGAATGATGTAGTCATTCCAGCAAAGAAACTTTTTACTTGATATTCTTCTTGATAAAATGCATCAATAAATTCTATTTTATTTCTTTTCAAATGATTCTTTAATAAAAATAAATCTTTAGCAGGGGTTGAAAAATCTGCATGTATAACTATGTTGCGTAACATTTATTGCTCCGTTAAGCTAATGCTGCTAAAACATATGACCCAAAATAAGAATTTCCGCCATCTACGGTCATAAAAGATAGCATGTCTATATTACCAGGTCCACTTAATACTGGGGCTACTCCATCAGTATATTTTGCTCTTTGAACCGTTAAAGTTTTAGTTCCTGATCCGGTAGGTCTAACTATAATTGATATAGTTCTTGCCCTTAAAGAAGGAGGAGGATTAGTAAATGTTACTGTTGTACTTGTTGCTAAGTTCATATCAAATATACCACCTAACGACCAATCTATGGTTGTATTAGCAGTACTTGCTGTTACATTAGTTACTTTTTCTGAAAAATAATTAGCATCTACTGCACCAACAACAGTAATATTACTAATTGTAGTATTTGCTATGCCTGCAGCCAGTTGAGCATTTGAAACTGCACCAGTTGCACCAGCAACACTTGACACCCCACCTGTTATAGTTATGATGCCGGTACTATTATCATATGATCCAGAACCAGTTACTGATATTGCTGTTCGAGCTCTTGCATTAGTATAGTACAAATTAGATTGTTCAGCAATATTAGCAGTTGTTAAAGATACAGCACCAACTTGCCCATTAACAGAAGAGACACCTCCAGTAATAGTAATAATACCAGTACTATTGTCATATGATCCAGAACCAGTTACTGATAGTGCTGTTCTTGCACGAGCATTTGTATAATATAAATTGGTTAGTTCTACTACATTAGCAGTAGTTAATGTTTGTGTCGTTACACCACTAACATTATTTACAAATATACTGGAGGCAAAAATATTTCCAAAGGTGACATTACCTGTTACAGTTTTGCCACCTAAGTCTAACGGGGTATCAAGTGCCCTGCCTACTATTTTCTTTACAGGCATTTTAACCTCTTATTAGGCAGGCTGTGTTTCTACCTCTACCCAGCTTGTTGTATCTTCATCCCAACGGTACATCTTTCCATCTGTAGGCATTGGTGTTGGAGGATCCCAACGACATGTTTCTTCGTTAATTACCCAAGAATTAAATGGTTTAGGAGGAATGAATGCGTCTCTGTTAGCATCATATGAATATCCTATACCAGCGTAATTCTTTCTGAAATTAGCGTTGTATGAAGTTTGTTTCCAAACCCCGCCAAGTAGCCTTTCGCAGAATGCTGCACCAATATGTTCTTTTTCTACACCATTGGCGTCAGAAGTATCTGCGTTACCTACCACTATAACTCTTGTGACAATATTGTTACCATCAATTTCAGCAAAATGAGCCATTTCTACTCCTTTAAATGAAGCCCGGTTAAATCGTTGTCCTCTCCGATATATCCCATCGGAAAAGTATTTATAGCTAAACTAATTCTGGTGTCCAAACCAGATTTTGTTTCGACAAGATGTGTTAAAGAAGATGGGAACATAATTAGTTGCCCGTGTTTCGCTTCAAACCACCAGGAGTCACTATTCCAATCATTAAACGTGTCCGTTGGTATTTTGATCTGCGTATAACCTTCTTTAAAGAAAAATATCTTGTCGTTCTCATCTGTATTTATGTATAATACCATAGATACAAATGAATTTGGATGAGCATGTTTGTGATGATATTGTCCGGGTTTAGTATAATTAAACCAAGATTGAGTAATTTTTAAACTAAGATCATTTCTTGGTACATACACTGTAGACAAATATATGTGCAAACTTTGCTCTACAAATTCTTTTATTCCTTTTAATTTTTTATCTTCAAGAACATAAGAATTTTTACTTGTTGTATTACCCATATTAGGGCGCTGTTCAAGTTCATTAATAAAATCTAATTCTTTTTTAGTGAACTCTCTGCCAATGTCAAAAAATCCGATTGGTGTCGGAAATAAATTATGTACTCTCATCCATTAATCGCTTTCTCAATCATCTCCTGTTGTCCGGTTATCTGAGCATGCTGTTCTGGTAACCAAATAGTATTGACTGAATCTTCAAATTGTTTAATTTTATCCATGGTATCCATCACTTCATCCCAGGTAGGACATGGTCTTGGATCTTCCCATCTGGTAAAGGTTGTGTTGGAAATTTCCCATTTTGCTCCAGGACGAAGCATTTCCATTGCTGTATCTATACCATATAATCTATATATCTTACTTTGCATATTAACTCCATGTAATAATTACTATACCTGAACCACCTTGGCCACCTGTAGCATTAATAGCACCGCCGCCACCGCCACCGCCAGTGTTTGTTGTTCCATCCGAAGGAGTTGCTCCTGGAGTTATTTGTCCAGCGCCCCCACCACCAGCACCACCGGTTCCTGCTGAAGGTATACCTCGACCACCTGCACCACCTCCACCTGCATAAGTAGTAGCAATGCCGGAGATAGTAGATGATAATCCTGCTCCACCGCTACCTGCTGCTGTTCCTGGACCACCGTGACTAGTGCCAGCTGAACTTGCACCGCCTCCGCCTCCACCACCAAAAGGTGTTAAATCATATCTACCTGATCCGCCACTATTCCCTTGTCCTGCAGTACCTGGACCACCTGAATAAACAGTTCCTGGTTGACTACTATTGAAACCTCCGCCTCCTCCGGAACCTCCTGCTTGACCTGTAGATGACGGCTCACCTGCTCCTCCTGCACCACCCCCTACAGAAGTAATTGTAGAAAATACAGAGTTGCCTCCGTTAGTAGCGCTTGCACCACTACCACCTGCTCCTACAGTTACTATATATGTATTTCCTGCAGTTACTGCTAAATTTGTTCCTGTTAGAAAACCACCTGCTCCACCACCACCAATACCTCTAGCACCACCACCCCCAGCAACAACGAGATAATTTACTGAAGTAATTCCAGGTGGAGCAGTCCAACTACCTGAAGTATAAAATATTGTACGTTTCTTTGTTCGAGGAATTAAATATGATAGGATAACAACGCCCGAGCCGCCAGCCCCACCGCTTCGATAAGTTAAACTTCCTTCAACTAAAGCAATAGCACCACCACCTCCGCCCCCTGTATTAGTTGTAGCAGCTGTGCCATCACTACCCGTTCCAGAAGCACCAGCACCTCCACCACCTGTTCCACCTGATCCAGCCACACTTGGGCCTGCTCCTCCACCGCCACCTGAATACGTAGAAGAACTTCCTGAAATAGTTAATGTAGTGCCATTACCTCCAGCACCTCCTATATTTGTTTCCCCTGAAAATCCTATTTGTTGAGAACCACCCCCACCTCCGCCGCTATTTGCTCCAGGTCCACCATTTCCGCCGTTATTACCTTGGGATGGACTAAATGAAGGAACATTTCCTGCTGCACCTGTAACATTGGATCTACTACCACCGCCTCCAGAACCACCTGGATTGGCTGTGTAAGATGCATAAGGAGAGGAACCTGTTCTTCCTGCCCCTCGTCCACCGCCTGTTGAGCTAATAGTATCAAAGGTTGTATTACTACCATTTGTAGCTGGACTTGATCCTGCCCCACCGCCGCCAATAGTTATAGTATACGTATTTCCGGCTATAACAGGGAAACCTGTAGCATATCTTAGGCCTCCGGCACCACCGCCTCCACCTGTTTCACCATTCCCTAAAGCTCCACCACCACCTCCACCGCCAGCTACTACAAGATAATCTACTTGTGTAACACCTTCAGGTGCTGTCCATGAACCAGATGCAGTAAAAGATTGTATAACTCTGAAACCTGTACCAGGCCAGAGACCAGCTTGAGTGTATGCTGCTGCTTGAGATAGAGTCCACATTCCCGATGCAACATAAAGTGTCGGTTCTATATTAGCTCTTGATATAATCTTACCAGGATAATCCAAAATTTAACTCCATCTAAGTATTACGATTCCAGAACCACCGGCACCAGAAACACCAACTTGAGCAGAACCGCCGCCTCCACCGCCAGTATTAGATGTCCCCGAGGTGCCTGATGCGGTGCCTGGATAAGATGCAAATCCACCGCCTCCACCTCCGCCCGCACCACCGGCACCACCTGCAGTACCTCCAGGAGAAGAGCCATCGCATCCGCCTCCCCCGCCACCGGAATAAGTTACACTAGTTCCGCTTATACTTGATGTAGTACCGTTGCCACCCTTACCCGCAGCTGCACTGCTGTTACCATTAAACCCTGTTTCCCCTGCTCCTCCGCCACCGGAACCAATTTTTTGCAGTGTTACTCCGTTGCCGCCGTTATTGCCTTGAGAGGGGAAAGTATTTGGTATATTACCTGTACCCCCAGAAGTAGTACCGTAACCACCGCCACCGCCGCCAGACCCACCATTTCTTCCAGTCGAGTTATTTCCTGCGCCACCACCTCCACCGCCATTAGAAGTAATTGTAGAGAATGTAGAATTTGAACCACTTATTCCAGCTGTTGTTGTTTGATCGGGACTAGCGGTGCCTCCAGCACCCACTGTAATGGTATATGTATTACCTGCAGTAACTGTAAATCCTGTCCCTATTCTAAATCCACCACCGCCACCGCCACCGCCGTATAAAGCACCCCCGGCACCGCCTCCAGCAACTACTAAGTATTCGACCTGATTAACACCGACCGGGGCTGTCCATTTTCCTGAAGTTGTAAATATTGCTACTTTATTAGTAGGTGGTATTAAATAACGAAGAGCTACGATACCAGAACCACCTGAACCACCAGGTCCATACGGGCTATCGCCGGCGCCGCCACCACCCCCTCCTGTATTAGCTGTGCCTGAAGTGCCTGATGCGCCAGGAGAACCAATTGTTCCTCCAGCGCCACCTCCACCTAAACCTCCATTACCTGCACCAGCTGAAGGATATGCTGGAGATGCAGGGGCAGCCGCTCCAGCGCCACCTCCACCGCCTCCGGCATAATAAACAGAATTACCAGAAATAACTAAAGCTATACCATTACCACCATCAGGTCTCATTGATGGACCAGCATTTAATCCCAATCCTACTTGCCCAGCTCCTCCGCCACCTCCAGTATTTCTGACTTCTGAATATTGTGGGCCTGATGTGAAATTCTGTCCACCATTATTGCCTTGTGAAGGTGAGGTTGACGGCACATTTCCTAATCCTCCAGGTTGAGGTATTATTCCAAAATTAGCATGCCCACCAGAACCAGCTCCTCCCCCACATCCACCATTGGATCCTTTTTCACCCAATTCACCACTTCTACCCCCACCATTAGCAGTAATAGTATGAAAAGAAGAATTGCCGCCAGCTGTTGCTGTTGTTGACGGCATAATACCACCTGAACCGCCTGAACCAACCGTAATAGAATATGTATTACCCGATTGAACAGCTAATCCAGAACCATATCTTAATCCCCCAGCCCCGCCGCCGCCTGCTCTATTATGTTGTCCACCTCCGCCACCTGCTACGACTAAGTAGTCAACAGATGACACATCTATTGGGCATGTCCATGAACCTGAAGTTGTAAATTCTTGATAAACAAACTGATAACCTGAAGGAGCAATTTGAAACATACCTGTTGAATTAAAGGTATGAATAGTATAACCACCTGATCTTGTTACTGTACCACCTATAGCATTCATAGTGCCAGTAAGATAACGAAGAATAACTACACCAGAGCCGCCTGAACCGCCAGGAGTGCTAGATTGTCCTGCAGCTCCACCATTACCTGTATTATTAGATGCAGAAGCGCCACCTGAATTACTTCCTCCTGTAGCATAAGTAACTGAACTACCAGAAATACTATTTGCTAAACCCGATCCACCCCCGGAACTAGGAGAACTAGCACCGTTGCCTCCAGCACCGCCACCGCCCCCACCTATACTAAAACCCCCGTTACCACCAGTATTACCTTGCCCAGGTATACCTTTAGATCCAAGTGTAAAGGAAGGGACACCTCCATAAGTTCCACCACCACCTCCAGATCCTCCATTACCACCTGTCCATGGAGTAGAACTAACACCATGATCTACGCCTCCTCCTGCACCACCACCTACAGATATAATAGACGAGAAAGAGGAATTAGTTCCTTGTTTACCGCTGTTTCCAACTGAACCACTATATGTTGCTCCTGAACCTCCAGACCCAACTGTCACTACATAAGTTAATCCGGTATTGACGGAAAAATTGGTACCATATAAATATCCTCCGGCACCTCCACCGCCACCACCTCCACCGCTAGAATAACCGGTTCCACCACCTCCGCCTCCAGCAACAACTAAATATTCAACAGTTGGTCCGGGCCATAAATTTCTACCCTTATAATAAAACTGTTTGGCAAGAGTCCATACGCCACTCGCTTGAGCAGCATCAACTGTAGGACCGACGGCGGATATTATTCCGCCAGTATATCTATGTATAGACATTAATTAAGTGATTAATTCGAATGATGCCACAAAAGATAATGCGCTACCTGTATTGCTAGTTACGCCCACTGATTGATTTTCTGTCACATAAAAAGAAGTTGTCTTATCAGTAACAATCAAAGATGCGTTAGGTGGCACATTAATTTGATACGCCAGATAAAAAGGTGTTCCGCTAGCAAACGTTGCGTTATTACTTATTGCAACACTAGCAGGGACAGTATTACCGGTTAAATTAGAAACAACAATGCTATCTATTTTATGTACATTACTTGTTCCGGGGTTCAATCCAGTTAAAGCTGTAGTACCATCATATCTCCAGGCAGCGTTTGCTGTAGTATCCGTGGGTGTTAAATATGCTGTACCTCCTTTAATGGAAGTTACGCTAACTATATTAGGATTCGGCATTTCTTAACCTTTAAAATCCGAAAATTAATGACATTGCGATCGCTTTACCTGTAGTTGCAGCACTGGCGACTTCACTATATTTAGCAAGTCGAGTTCCACCGGCAGATGTGCCATCATGTACTTTTAGTGTATTAAGATCAGTATCAACAGTAACTTCTCCAGCAACACCAGTAAAAGTATTATGCTGTGTTGTTGTACCACGTCTTAATTGAATTTGTTTAGCCATTAGGCGATACTCCCGAAATCGTCTGTTGAATCTATAGCACCAGTAATTAGACCCCAATCCTCAGTGTTGCTTCTTGTAATATTTATTACGCCTGTTGAATTATCGTAAGTACCATCACCGGTGTTTGATGTTAAAGTTATTGATGTTCGTGCTCTTGCATTAGTATAAAATAAATTAGTTGATTCAATTATGTTGGCAGAGTATAGTGCCGAAATATCAGCATTGGATACTACAAAATTTGCAACGTACCTTGATCTTGATCCCATTTAAAACCTATTGGTTAAATTTGATTATGACGATACCAGAACCACCTGGTCCTCCAGGTCCTTGAGCTTGTATCGCTGCTCTCGCACCGCCTCCTCCACCACCTCCAGTACCATTTGAACCAGCATATCCAGAATTAGTAGTATCTCTTTCTCCACCATTACCTCCACCACCATTACCACCAGTACCTGCTATACCATTAGTTGCGCCAGTACCTCCTGCGCCTCCACCACCTCCATATACAACACTTATTCCTGTTATTGGGACACTATATCCAGGACCACCATTACCGCCAGCACCTAGCCCAACACCTGCACCGCCGGCACCACCTGCGCCTCCGCCTCCTCCACCTGCATTCCAGCTAGGACCAGAACCGGAACGTCCTCCGCTGTAACCTTGAACAGAATTCGTATCTGGAGGCGAAGCTGATGCTGGAGTGTTTCCGACCCCACCTGCAGGTGCAGTAGAATCTATTGCATTTCCTCCCCCAGAACCACCTGAAGCTGCTGCGGACGGATTAGGTGGGGGATAACTTTGTCCACCACCACCTCCTGCAGATATAATTGTGCTAAACACCGAATTACTACCCGATCCTCCGTTCCCGCTACCTACACCAGATCCTCCTGCCCCTACAGTAACAGTATATGTATTTCCGGCGGTTATTGGAAAATTAACACCATATCGTAAACCTCCAGCACCACCTCCTCCGCCGCCACCGCCACCGCCACCGCCTCCAGCAACTACTAAGTAATCTACACTAGATACACCTGTTGGAACAACGAAAGAAGATGTAGAAGTAAATGTTAGTATTGATCTATTAGGTACTAAGTATTTAAGTATAACTATACCTGAACCACCTGTTCCACTTCCTGCATTACCAGGAGCTGTGGAACTTCCACCACCCCCTCCTCCCGTATTAGGTGATCCACTAGTTGCAGAACCTCCAGGAGCTGCACCAGCGCCTCCTCCACCATTACCACCTAAACCTCTAGTTCCACCATATACAGTATTTGCACCGCCTCCACCACCACCTGCATATGTAATAGAAGTTCCAGAAATACTTGATATTGCTCCCTCTCCCCCTGCCCCTGAAATTCCTGTGGAAGTATTCCCATCAATCCCAGCTGAAAAAGCACCGCCTCCACCGCCTGATGTATATGGAGAAGTAAACGGGATTCCTCCGTTTCCTCCTCTATTTCCCTGACTAGGGGTCGTAGCAGGGGTGTTTCCTAATCCCCCAATTTGTCCTGGGTAACTGCCTCCACCAGAACCTCCATTTTTTCCACTACCTGCTACAGTACCGCCACCGCCTCCTGTGGACGTAATAGAGCTGAATATACTATTTTCACCTGTCGTATTTGCAGGTCCGCCAGCCCCAACCGTTATACTATAAGTATTACCTGCAGTTACTGCTAATCCTGTACCAGTTCTAAATCCACCAGCTCCGCCACCTCCTGCAGAAGAACTTCCGCCGCCACCGCCTCCACCTGCTACAACAAGATATTCGACTTCAGTCACACCTGTTGGAGCTGTCCAAGAACCACTAGCCAAAAAGGTTTGTATTACATAGTAACCAGATGAAGGCCATAATCCAGCTACTTTAAACAAAAATTGTTCTTGGCTAGACCATAAACCAGAGGCAACTTCAGTATTTGCTAAATTTAATCTACCTAATGCGCCACCAAAAGATTTCATTATCGTATTAAATCGTAACTAACTAAGGATTGAAGAACACTATTTGCACTTGCATAAGCATACAACGAATCATTTTCTTCAAGATATATTTGCATGTCTTTTGTTGCTGCTACAAAGGTTGAGTCTGCAGGCACATTGATTGTATAAGATATGAAGAATGTACTAACATTATTTTTAAGTAGTCCAACAGTCACATCTGCAGATGAAGTTCCATTTGCGTTTGCTATAACTATAGAATTAATCTTTACTAGATTATTACTTAATGCAGCATTAACAACTAAAGTGGAATTGCTGGTGGTTAGAACGTTACCAGTTATTTTACCGGTAACTGAACTAATGTTAATTAAATTTGGTGCTGCCATTTATCCTCCAAATAAAAGATTCACAGTATAAGCAGTTTTTTGGCTTCTTTCATTGGTAAAATATAAATTGGTGTTTTCAGTAATATTTGAGGTATAAACAGTGCCCAAGTCACTTGCCGTTACTGCACCATCAGCAATATTGTTACTACTAATTATAAAATCTGCTATGTATCTTGATTTTGTTATTGGCATTTTTGTTATTTATTGATTAAACTTGATTATAACGATACCAGAACCACCTGATGTTACTCCACTTCCCCCTCCTCCAGTATTTGTAGTACCAGCGCTTGGGGAAGTAGCCCCACCACCTGCACCACCTGCACCATTAGTTGAAGTGCCAGTTCCGCCACCGCCTCCAGCGTATGCCACATTTGAACCAGATATTGTAGAGTATATACCATTACCTCCTCTACCCGCATTTCCATAAGGTGAAACTGAAGAAAATCCAGCTTCCCCTGCACCGCCTCCGCCGCCCCCTGAGCCGGCTGTAGGATTACTTGGTGCACCAGTTCCTCCACTATTGCCTTGAGAAGGTGAAGTATTAGGAATGTTACCTGTTCCTGCACTATTATTAGGACCATATCCTCCGCCCCCGCCTGAACCTCCAGATGATGCAGTGACACCACCTATTTCAGTTTGTCCTCCCCCATATCCTCCTCCACTTGCTACAATAGTATTAGCACCAGCCCCCGTTGGGCTTTCTATCAAAGCAGCGCCAAATATAGATGAATTAGATCCTTTTGCAGCTGAATAAGTGCCACCTGCACCCACTGTAACAACGTAAGTATTACCAGCAGTGACTGATACTCCTGTAGCAAGCCTTAAACCCCCAGCACCACCTCCTCCATAACCACCTCCAGATCCCCCTCCGGCAACTATAAGATAATCCATACTTGTTACACCAGTCGGAACAATAAATGAAGATGTAGATTTAAATGTAAGTATTGACTGTCTTGGCACTAAATATTTAAGTATTACGATACCGGAGCCGCCTGATCCACCTCCAGTTTTACTATAAGGGCTGCCCCCTTCTGTTCCGCCACCTCCGCCACCTCCGCCGGTATTTGGTGTGCCATTCATTGACGGTGAGAATGGAGGAGCTGTCCCTTGGGGACTGCCTGGTCCTCCGTTACCGCCTCCACCGAGGCCACCAGTACCCACCGTACCCCCATTATTAAATAAACCTCCGCCGCCTCCTCCAGCATAGGTAACTGAGTACCCGCTGATAGTACTATTAGCACCAATACCCCCTGCGCCGCCAGTGGTGCTAGTACCAGCTCCACCTACACCCCCTGCCCCACCTCCGCCACCTGCGCCATAATTAGGAATAGCACTAGGTGAAGCTCCCCCATTATTTCCTTGAGATGGGGTTATTGATGGGATATTACCAATACCACCTGATCCATTTGGAGCGTATCCTCCACCGCCAGATCCCCCAGACCCCCCATTAGCATTAGGATTCGAACCTCCTCCGTTTCCAAATCCCCCGCCGGCTGATTGTATAGTAGACCCACCTACAGCATAAGAATTCCAACTAGAAAAATTTCCATTATTACCGTTTAGACTAGACACATTATTAAGTGCGCCAGTTCCTCCCGCACCTACCGTTACTGTGTATGTGTTTCCAGCTGTAACGTTATACCCAGTTCCAGTTATGAAACCACCTGCTCCTCCTCCTCCTGATCTGTCATTTCCCCCTGAGCCCCCACCGCCTACTACTAAATATTCTACTTCAGTTACACCTGTTGGAGCGGTCCAAGTACCGCTTGCCAAAAAGGTTTGCACTACATAGTAACCTGCACTGTAAACTGGAAAAATTCTTTGTAAAGATAACGCATGATGTTCGGTAGATGTCCATACCCCAGTAGCAGCAGTAGTTGTAGATACTCTGTACGCACCAATTAAACTACCATAAGGTCTCATCTAATGTCCTCATATGTAATTGTAGCCCATATTCTGCTATTAGCATCGGCAGACATTTGTAAAGCATCACCTTCTTCAAGTGTAACTGGATTTTCCTTACCCAATAAAATAAGTGTAGCACGAGAAGGAATAGATAATCCAAACCCAAGATAATTAGACACACCTGATCTTAAAACACTTGCGGTTATATTTCCTGTATTACTAGTATCAATACTTGCTGCCATAATATTAACAATTCTAAAAGAATTACCAGAACTTGCCGGATTCACTAACACATTAGATGTGGCAGTAGTCACATTAGCATAAGCAGTTCTACCAGTGATTATTGTAGCTGTTAATAAATTAGGTAATGCCATTTTTATTATCCGTTAAAAAATTCTAGTAAATGCATATGTTTTTGCTGCCGTTGAATATCCAATCGCTGTAACATTAGAATATACTCTTGCATTAGTATAGTATAGATTAGTTAATTCAGTAACATTTGCAGTGGTTAACTGAGATACATTTGCTTTATTAGATAAACTAGTTAATACAGTAGTACTAAAATTAGCATCATCCCCTAGAGCAGCTGCAAGTTCATTTAAAGTATCAAGTGCGCCAGGTGCAGCATCAATTAGATTAGTAATTTGTTGAGTAACAAATGCTTCAGAAGCGTATCCACCTGCTTGTAATAAGGCATCAATAACAGTAATTGTACTATTAGCCGATACACCTGTAGTAAATGTTACATTAGTAGTGTATGCGTTGTAATCATTATTTGACGTTAATAATATACCATTTAAATATACATATGCTGATCCTGGCACATCTAAGAACAATGTTTGCCCGTCTCTATCAGCACCAGAAAATACTGTTTGTCCTTCTGTTGAATTGTAAGTATATCTATGTATATTGGCAGTAGCTAATGGTCCTACTGATACAAACGTATCTACAAAAACAACGTTACTACTTGCTGCTACGTTTTCTGTAAATACAACTGCTGAAGAATTAGCAGAATAATCAATTGTTGGAACAAGTAAAACACCATTTAAAAATACGTACACATCACTTGGTTTTAATAATGATAATATTCTACCATTATCATCAGCACCGGCAAATATTGTCTGATTGCTTGTGGCTGTATAATAAAATTTATTTACATTTGCTACATTATCAGCCGTAATAGTAATTACACCTGTTGTATTATTATATGTGATTAAATTACCAGAAACGCTAATTGCTGTTCTAACACGAGCATTTGTATAATATAAATTTGATTGTTCTGCAATATTAGCAGTAGTTAAAACAACCGTACCGTTGGCTCCATTAACACTTGAAACACCGCCGGTAATAGTGATAACACCTGTACTATTATCGTAAGAACCTGAACCGGTAACTGTTATAGCAGTGCGAGCTCTCGCATTCGTATAATATAGATTTGTACCTTCAGTAATATTACTTGTAGTAAATCCTACAGTATTTGCATATACTACATTTGCTCTTAATACTGGTATTTGTAATTCACCAGTATTTAAAAACGAATAATTATAACTACCAGCAATAATTAAAGTATTGGAATCTGATCCAACTAAATTACCGCCAACATTACCAGTATAATTTGGTAATATGGAAATAACGTTTGAATATACTCTATTATTAGTATAATATAGATTTGATTGTTCTGCAATGTTAGCAGTAGTTAAAACAACTGCTCCATTAGCACCGTTGACACTTGAAACACCACCAGTGATTGTAATAATACCGGTACTGTTATCATATGAACCAGAACCAGTTACAGAAATCGCTGTTCTGGCTCTTGTATTTGTGAAGAATAAATTAGTATTCTCTGTGATGTTGCTAGTATATACTAGTCCAAGATCACTAAAGGTAATGGTGCCATTAGCAATATCATTGCTAGATACTATAAAGTCAGCAATATATCTTGTTCTTGTAGGCATTCTATTATTTATTATTCCTAATTTATAGTATGTTTTGGCTAATCTTGCGTCCCGGAGGGTTGATATCTACATGTAGTAGATAGAGTTCCTATATTAGTTGAGCATATTTCAGACGCAAAAGGAAATTTGCCTATATTGTTTATTACAACAGTAGTAGCGCCCCCTGCAGTATACCCAGATTGATTTGAAGATATTCCTGTAGAGTTGTCCAAAGCTGCTAATAAATTACCAATATTTGTTGCTGAGCTATCAGTAGCAAAAGGAAATTTTTGTATTGTTGAACATTTTGTGGTAGGAGTTGCTCCTCCTACATGATAACCGGAAATAGATGAAGAAGCTCCTGCCCCAACTGCTAAAGTATTAGTTAACACCCCCATCATAACTTTACCAGAATTTGTAGAAAATGGAAATTTGTCTATACAACCTAAATATGTGGTCGGTGTACTGGCACCAGCAGCATATCCATGTTCCAATGAAGATATACCTGCAGTATATGATAAAGCATTAGTTAAACTACCTATATTACTTACTGATGACTCTGCAGTAAATAAAAATTTTTCAATACAAGAATATCTAGTTCCTTGTCGTAAACCACCCATAGCATATCCACTAACAGGAGACGATGCTCCGGCAACACCATATCTACCTGCATCCGTTAAATTACCAACATTAGAAGTAGTTGTAAATGAAGCAGTGAATGGAAATCTTTCTATACAACTTCTATGCGCCGATGTTGGTACAGGATTTCCTCCATATCCAGCAATGACATAACCATTAACTTGTGATGATACACCAGCAGTTCCATGTCGACCAAATGATGCTAAATTACCCGCTTCTACTGCGTTTGTATCTGTAGCAAATGGGAATTTATCTATTTGTGTAAACATACAAGTGCTTGATGGACCATCGCATCTACCACCTGATGCATATCCAAAATTAGCTCCCCACAAAGGAGACGAATCATTAAATTTTAGTGCTCTTGCAGAACCAGTAAAACAAATACCAGTAGAAGTTTCACATAGGACATATAATCCTATTTGAACATTTGATGGATTAACTATAATAGCCATTAATCTTGAGCTCCAGTTATTTCTGCTCTTGCCTGTGCTAAACATCCAATACTTGTAGCGGTACCCACAGAAGAAAACGGAAACTTTTGGATATCACCAATTCTCACACTTCCAGGATCTTTAAATCCTCCAGAATTAAAACCATCAGAAGTAGATGATTGAGCAGATGACCAAGATGTACAATATAGCAATGACCCAACACATGCACTATTTACATCTGAAGCAAATGCAAATTTATCTATACTAACTGTGTTTATAAAGGTAGGAGTTGATAACAATCCTCCACTAACATATCCATCTATTGCTGAAGATATACCAGCAGCTGTATTTCTATTGCTAGTTATACTACCTACAGAAATAGAACTTGTATCCACAGCAAAAGGAAATTTATCAATTCTGCAACCATACGCTGATCCTGGCACCATATAACCTGCTGCAGTATATCCATTTACAGATGAAGAAATACCTGCTCCTCCTGCAACACATAACCCTAAAGTTCCTATTGATACAGAGCTGCCATTATTAGCAAAAGGAAATTTTTCCATAGTATTGTATATTGCTGTCGGCGGAGTAGTATAACCTCCGGTAGTGTAACCATGAACTGATGACGATTGCCCGGCATTAAAATATCTTGCAGTCACAATACTTCCAATACATATAGCAGTAGTAAACGAGGCAAAAGGAAATTTTTCTATTCTAGAAATAAGAAAAGAAACCGGAGCTCCTGTACTACCACCCGAAGCATATCCACTTATTTCTGAAGATTGAGATGTACTGGCGAATGACTTGGCACAACTTGTCAAAGAACCAACAGATGCGCCTGCAACCGGAGAAGTGAAAGAAAACTTTTCTATAAAAGTAGTAGCATTACCAGCACCAGGAGTAATAGATCCCCCTATAGAGTATCCAGCTATAGTTCCTTGAAAAGCAGATCCAAATGTTCTATCAGGAAATGTTAAACAAGCATATGCTGAAGTATTAGATAAATCTGCGTTACTACTTACAAATAGACCATTGCATCCAATAATAAGTGAGTATCTTTCAAACTCTATTCTATTAGGATATATTTTGATAGCCATTAGTCTTGTTGTCCTGCTGGCAAATATCTAGATTGGCTTAAGCATCCGATACAAACAGCTACCGAATCTGTAGCAAATGGAAATTTATCTATAACACCTGAATCTCCTGCAGGTGAAATAAATCCACCAGACGAGTAACCATCTAAAGTTGAACTAAACCCAGCAGTTACTGCTCTAAAAGTGCTAAAGTCTAATACGTCTCTCGCATTAGAATCAGTGGCAAATGGAAATTTATCTACAACGCATGATGTACTTGGAGATAAACTTGGGGCGAATCCATTACCAACGTATCCATTTGTACTAGATGATATACCATTTTTAGTGTCATCTCTAGCCACAGTTAAACAACCAATTTGTATACTGGAGCTATTTGAAGCAAAAGGAAATTTTTCTATAATATTAGTAGCCGGTGGTCCTCCCGCTGCTACATATCCAGATACATAAGACGATAATCCGGCTGGATTTTGTCTTGCTGCTACTAATCCTCCTATTACTGGAGCGCTTGAATCAGTAGCAAAAGGAAATTTATTAATACAACTAACTGTTGGAAAACCTCCACCTGACGCATATCCGCTTACTGTAGAACTTGATCCAGCAGATCTTTCTCTTGCACAACCAGCTAAGGTACCGACGCCTGTAGCAGTACCTCCTGAGGCAAATGGGAATTTATCTATAACATCTGATTTGACATATACAGGACCAGCATTACTTCCTCCACTTGTGTATCCATGTGTTGAAGAAGATTGGCCTGATGAAGAACCTCTATTATTGCATAACTGTCCAACACATGCAGAATTACCACCAGATGAAAATATAGTTTTATCTACTCTATTGGATATATCAGCAGCAGCCATACTATATCCTGCTGATGAAAATCCAGCAATAGCTCCAGCCATTGGACTTAATTCATTAAATCCTGTAGCAGCAAATTGACCACTAAAGTATAATCCACTACTGTTCTCACATAGAACATACAATCCTATTTGTATATTAGATGAATTAACTATAATAGCCATTAAACTTGCTGTCCTGCTGGTAAAAATCTAGATTGAGTCAAAGTCCCTACGTTTGTTGCATTATTATTTGCCGCAAATGGAAATTTATCTATAACGTTAGTTGTAGGTTGCCCTCCAGATGTATAACCAGAAACTAATGAAGATTGTCCGGCCATGTTATTATTTTGCCTTGTCAAGTTACCTACAAAGCTTGCATTATTATCTGTTGCAAAAGGAAATCTATCTATAATACATGAATTTCCTGTTGGTACATTGCCTCCACTAGTATAACCATCTGTAGAAGATGATTGACCTGCTCCAGTATATGCTTTTGATTCATATAATGTGCCAACATTAGTAGCATTAGCATCTGTTGCAAAAGGAAATTTATCTATAACATTTGAATTACTAGGTGCTGCGCCGGCAGTTGAATATCCACTTATAGTCGAAGATTCTCCTGCAGGTCCCCATCTTGCTTGAGTCAAAGATCCTACATTAGTAGCATTATTATTTGATGTAAAGGGAAATTTATCTATTACACTAACACATCCCCCTGGTGCGGTAACCCTACCGGCACTAGTATAACCATTTACAAATGAAGATTGACCAGCCGCATATGATCTTGCACATGACAAAGATCCTATATTTGTAGCATTAGTATCAGTGGCGAAAGGAAATCTATCAATTGTACTTAAAAATCCTGGATTTGCTCCCCCTGAAGTATAACCAAATATTTTAGATGATTGTCCAGTTACGTCACCTCTAGACTGACTTAGTGAACCAACACTTGTGGCATTTGTATCTGTAGCAAAAGGGAATTTATCTATAACTGCTGAAAACGGTGGAATGAATCCACCTGTTGTGTAACCTCGTAATGATCCTTGAAAAGTATTGCCTATTCCAGTATCTGCTGCAGTAAATGTTCCATATGCACTAGTATTTGTTGGATCAGCATTACTGGTCACAACGAATCCGGTCTCATTTATAACTAACGAGTACCTTTCAAACTCTATTCTATTAGGATATATTTTAATAGCCATTAGTCTTGCATGCCCGCTATATTTTGCGAAGCATATGATAAACTTCCAACACTTGCGTTAGAAGTATCAGCTGAAAAAGCAAATCTTTCCACATTAGATAAAAAAGGTCCAGATGCAGTACCTGAAGTATTACCACCAGCAGAATACCCATGTGTAACTGAAGAAGATCCAGCAACTCTTTCTCTAGAAGTGGCTAGATTTGATATATCAGTACCACCTGAATCTGTAGCAAAAGGAAATCTAGTAATAGTACTTTTTACAGGATATCCACCACCTGTAGCATATCCATTAATACAAGAAGATATGCCACCAGCACTTCTTCTGGCTACAGGAGACATTGTTCCTATATTAGTAGCATTAGCGTCAGATTGAAATGAAAATTTTTGTATATTATTTGTTGGTCCTACTGGCGCACCCCCTGCGTCATACCCGTGCGTATAAGAAGAATGACCAGAACCCGAATCTCTTGCTTGTGTTAATGATCCGACACTTGTAGCAACGCCACCTGAGGCAAATGGAAATTTAGTTATTGCGCTTTGGGGGCCACCACCGCCAGAAACAAACCCAAAAGTAGATGATGAAGTCCCGACATACCCTTCAGTAGCAGGAGTACCCAAATTACCTACACATGTAGAATTAAACCCTGCAGTAAAAGGAAAATTTTCTATTGTGCAAACAAATCCTGGATTTTGTCCTCCTGCAGCTACAAAACCGTGAGTAGCAGATGAATGGCATGAACTACTATATCTACAAATTGTCATTGTCCCTACTGCTG